GACGGATCGAACGTGCCGTTGGCAGATCTTCGGGCGACGGCACGCCGCGCTAAAGCCGAACATGGGATCGGGCTCCTCGTGGTAGACTATATGCAGTTACTTCGGTCGGGTGGGCGCAGTGAGACACGAGAACGGGAAGTTTCAGAAATCTCACGAACCTTGAAGGGGATCGCCCGTGAACTGGACATCCCCGTGATCGGTCTTTCACAGTTGAATCGTATGATCGAAAATCGGAAGCCCAATACTCCACAGTTATCAGACTTGAGGGAGAGCGGAGCGATTGAGCAGGATGCCGATGTGGTCGCCTTTATCAGCATCGATAAGGATGCAGGTACTTCTGAAATCAATATCGCCAAGCATCGAAACGGGCCGACTGGCACGATCCGGCTGTGGTTTGATGTGAGGACGCAGACATTCAGTGATGATCCCAAGGTGACAAGATGAAAGACCGGACAGAATGGATTAAAGGTTCAATCGAGCCGTTGAGGAAGAAGCAAGGGGCAAAAGGGTGCCGTTCCCGAAAGCCTGGCAACTGAAGGGCTGACACACGATCAACCGAAGGGAGATAGTCACCATGACGCCAAAAGAACATTCCACGAAACGGACAGTGCCAAAGAACACAAATAAGCACTCTGGTACCGCAAGCAACGCTGAAGCTAAACAGCCAGGGCCTCGTAAGACAGGGCGACCGACCTTATATTCCAGAGAAAAATCTGATCTTATCTGCAAGCTCATAGCATCCGGCCAGCCACTAACCAAGATTTGCGCCTTGGAGAACATGCCGTGCATGTCCACGGTAATGAACTGGCTCTGGCAAGAATCCCCATACAGGGAAGACTTTTTGGAGAAATACGCGCGTGCGCGAGAGCAGCAAGCCGAAATCCTTGCGGATCAGATCATTTCGATTGCCGATGATGACAGCGAGGACATCATATTCGCTGAGGGCAACGACGCCTCGGGTGTGACGGCGATTCCGAAGGCCAACAGGGAGTTCATCCAGCGGTCGAATCTGCGGGTGGAAGCCAGAAAATGGGTGGCGGCCAAGCTACTGCCAAAAAAATACGGCGACAGGAAAGAAGTCAAGGTTGACGCAACGGTAACGCATGAAGGTAGCGAAGAGTTGAAACAAATCATCCGGGATATGGGGGCGAAATATGGCATCGTCCGAAAGTAGTCCACGCATCCAGCGCCACGCCAGCTATCAGGAAATGATAGCGGCGGCAGTTAAAGTTGATCCTGTGTCCGGGCTGGAGGAAACGTCACGCTTCTTGTGCGAGCATGATGTTTTTTTCCTCCTGGTTTATGTCCTGGGAAGAGCGGACGTTAACCGGGATTGGCTTTTTGACCGCTGTAACGAAATCCAGACCGAGAGTGACGGGCACCTTGATCTTTGGGCGAGAGCCCATTACAAGTCCACGACGATCACGTTTGCATTAACCATCCAAGAAATCGTCAAGAACCCTAATATTACCATCGGCATATTCAGCCATACGAGACCCATTGCCAAATCCTTTTTGCGTCAGATCAAGAGGGAGCTGGAGTCCAACAAGAAGCTCCTTCGCCTCTATCCAGACATTCTGTGGGAGAAGTCAGGCGAGGCTCCTAAGTGGAGCGAAGACGACGGGATCATCGTAAAGCGGAGCAGCAACCCCAAGGAATCGACCGTTGAGGCATGGGGGTTGGTCGATGGCCAGCCCACGTCGCGGCATTTCGACCTGATCATCTACGACGATGTTGTGACCCGTGAGAGCGTAACGACCCCGGATATGATCCAGAAGACAACGGACGCATGGGAGTTATCCCTCAATCTGTTATCTGAGAACGGCAGGAAGCGATATATCGGCACAAGGTATCATTTCAACGACACATACCGTGTGATCATGGAGCGCAAAGCGGCGATCCCCCGCATCTATACGGCGACGGTGGACGGGACGGTTGATGGTGAACCGGTTCTTCTGACCCGGCAGCAGTTGACTGAGAAGCGCATTGAAATGGGGAGCTACACATACGCCTGCCAGATGCTGATGAACCCGAAGGCGGATGAAACGCAAGGTTTCAATGACAATTGGCTGCGTTTCTGGGAACCGACCACAGCAAACCTCAATATCTACATTCTTTGCGACCCCGCATCAGAAAAAAAGGCGTCCTCGGATTATACTGTGATGTTGGTCATTGGGCGCGGTGGTGATGACAACTATTACCTCATCGACGGTCTGAGGGATCGACTGAACCTCAAGGAACGGGCAGACGCGCTTTTTGCGTTTCATCGCGAGTACAGGCCGAATGATGTCGGCTATGAAAAGTATGGAATGCAGGCAGACATCGAGCACATGGAAGACCGGATGAGCCGGGAGAACTATCGATTCGCCATTACTGAACTCAAGGGGAATATTCCCAAGAACGACCGCATCCGCAAGCTGAGCCCCTTATTCGAGGCTGGCCGCATTTACATTCCAAAGGTGTTATGGAAGCGCACCTACGATGGTCGATCAGTAGATTTAATCCAATCATTTATCCAGGATGAATATCGCGCATTTCCTGTGAGTGTCCACGACGACATGCTTGATTGTATGGCGCGGATTTGTGATCCGGATATGGCAATGGTGAAACCGTCCGGCCGCAAGGATAAAAAATTCAACAGGCCGGTCGTGTCAGGGTGGGCCGCATGAGAGGAACCGAGGGGAAGAGCTGGATGGAGGGGGTGCCCTTTCAAGCTGAGGAGGGGAAACCCATTTGTCAACCTTCTGTTCTTCAGCCGTTTTCATTTTGTCAGTCCCTCTCATGGACCCCCTCGTCAGATTGCGCTCCATATACATAAGTTTTTGTCCTTACTCCTTTGCCACCTTAAAAGGGATAACGACAGCCCCGGCCTTCAGTCCATCCAGATAATCCGCCCATTGCTGCATCATTTTCCGGCGTTCAACAAGATGGGCTGTTCTGTTGTACGCTCGTCCATTAGGATCTCGAACGGCATGGGCAAGCTGATGCTCGATGTAATCCGGACGCACCTGCAATACCTCATCAAGTATGGTCCTGGCCATCGCCCGGAAGCCGTGACCGGTCATGGTGTCCTTGTCGTAACCCGCGTGTCTAAGGGCAGCATTTACCGTGTTTTCAGACATGGGCCGGGAATGTGTACGCACGGAGGGGAATACATACCGTCCCGCCCCGGTATATTCTCGCAGCCCTTTCAATATTTCTATCGCTTGATTGCAAAGGGGTACAATATGGGCCTGTTTCATCTTCATCTTGCTTGCCGGGATATTCCAAACGGCTTCATCAAGATTGATTTCCACCCATTCTGCGTGTCGTAGCTCTCCAGGACGGACAAAGAACATGGGGGCAAGGCGTAAGGCGCATTTGACAACAAACCCGCCTTGATAATCATCTAATGCCCTCAAAAAGGGTGCAACCTCTTTCGGGTCTGTAATTGCGGCATGATGTTTGACCTTTGGCGGAGGCAATGCCCCCCTTAAATCACCGGATGGGTCACGCTCCGCCCGACCGGTGGCGACGGCATACCGGAAAACCTGCCCGGCAATAGCTCTGAGCCGGTGTGCCAGTTCCAATGCCCCCCGGCTCTCGGCCCGGCGCACGGCTGCAAGCAGCTCCGGTGCCTTGATTTCATTGATTGGCCGTGAGCCCAACCAGGGGATCAGGTCATGGTTCAAGCGGCTTAAAATGGTAGCGCCATGCCTTGCCGTCCATGTCGGTGTAAAAGCGGTATGCCATTCACGAGCAATGACCTCAAAGGTTTCTTTTTCCGCTGTTGCCGCCTGTTTTTGGGCCTTTTTGACAGCTCCCGGGTCAATGCTTTGCGCAAGCTGTTGCCGAGCCATGTCGCGCCGCTTTCGTGCATCGGCAAGACTGATTTCCGGGTATGTGCCCAAAGCAAGCAACTTTTCTTTCCCCTCAAAGCGATACTTCAGTCTGAAATATTTTCCCCCCTGTGGAGTGACTAAGAGGAAAAGACCATCTCCGTCAAATAGCTTTACTTTCTTATCCGGTTGTTTAGCGTTACGAATCTTGACATCACTAAGCGCCATAACGATTCCCTCCTTCTGGGGGTACAAATTTATGACCAGGGGTACATTTGCTTAAAATGTACCCCGATAGTGGGGGTATGTCAATGGATTTCTTTGGACGGTAATAGACAAACAGGCAAGAAAAAACCCGCTATTTCTAACGGGTTTTGCACTTCTTTGGACTTCCTTGGACTTTGA